AATACAATTGGGGAATTATACACTGCTCCCGAAAGTTACATTTTATCAAAGGGGGGAGTGAAGTGGTTTGATATTGACGCAAAACGGCACCCTGAGAACGGTGGGCTTTATAATGATCCTTATTATATTAAGGAGTATATTGATAATAGGAGGGACCCTACTAAGCCTTAGGGGAGGCATGCGGTGGCACCGCTCGCGCACCCTATTAAAGTGATAACGCATAGTATATACAATGTATCAAATACCGGTGAGAGCTAGAGCTCCTGAGATGTCACAACCAATGATTGATTTGAAGGTCTTTCAAGATACGTTAGTAAAAGTTACCACGAAATTCACGGCAATTATTTTGGAGCCCAGAAAACATCGTGCACTCTCATTCGTTGTTCGGAATATCTTAACCAATTTGGATTCGAGGTGGTCTGTTATAATTTTCCACGGCACGGCAAATTCAGAGTGGGTTGAACAAATTCTACAAAACGATCTGGCAGAATTTGTTCCACGAATTTCTCTAAAGAACCTCGGTGTAGAGAATTTAAGTTCAAAAGACTATAGTCGAATTTTAACGACTCGAATCTTTATTGAAACGATTCCAACGGAAACCTTTTTGATATTCCAAACGGATTCTATGATAAATCCTAAATACAAGGATCTCTGGCTAAAGTTCCTAGAGTACGATTACGTGGGGGCTCCATGGCCATGGGATTGGCTCAAGGTTGGAAATGGCGGATTCTCTCTTCGGAAGCGATCGACAGCTTTAGCAATTATAGACCGGTTCGGGCCCTACATGGGGCAATACGAGGATCATTTTTATTCACAAGGGTGTGAGAAGATGGGTGCAAAGAAGCCGTCCCCAGAGATGGCGCGGGAGTTTTCAATTGAACAAATTTATCATCCATTTTCGTTCGGAATTCATAAGGCCTGGGTACATCAGCCAACACGGGAAGAGGACCTGTGCAAGCAGTGTGAGGGCTTGAAAACTCTTATTGAACTGCAGATAGTCGATTAGAGAGTTTCTTAAAGTATTTTATTATACCCCGTTGTATAAATGAAAAATTAATAAATACACAAACCACCATATAAATCAATAAGACTAGTATGAAACCACTAAATATTTTTGAGAACAAATAGAGTATGGATGTTCCAGGTTCATGATTATTTTCAAGATTTAGTAAATCAATGACTATTTCAGTCATGAAAAAATCCCATTTACTTCTGTTTTCGGTTTTTGGAAATATTTGATAACAGAGCGGCTTATAATAAGCATATCGATTAAACATATTACTTTGAATGAACAAATCCCAGTCGTACATGTAACCTTTTGCAAATTTTTGTTTTAGCATATTATCACGAAATGATTTCGAATATATAACAGCGTGTGTAACCATACCTATGTGTACACGCATTGTTTGTGAATCATACGGACTTGTGATAATTGGAATACAGCCTAAATAGTATAGAAAGTTGTCGTTTTGAGACGATTTCAAATGGGTGTTTAAATAATTCAAGGTGGTACTCTCTTTGATATCAGGACTGAATATAAAGTCATCTTCCAGAATTAATATATTGTTATACTTCATATGTTTGGCATGTCTAAATATATGTAAATAACTATCGACTAAGTCATGTGAGCTTTTTTGTTGAAGCAGTATCTTGTTACACTTTTTGTAGCCTTTATTTAATACCAAAAATAGGGTATTTGTTGGATGATATTCAGAAAGTTGTTTTTCAATATCGGGCATACGACCATTTTCTTTTAAATGAACAATATATGTGGCATCAACACTTGCGTTTAACAGACCGTCTGTAAATGTATATTCTTTAAACGTATAACATGGGTCGTTTTCTTCCATCCTATTTAGTAGAGGGGATAAAAGGCTAGACAAATAAAAATGTGTATACCAACTAGAAATGGGTTTTAATAACCTATTAAAGATGATAAAACGTTTATATAAAAACCCATATATTTTTTACCTTTTATTAATTCTAGTATTTTTTCTATTCCTTTCTATTGTATATTTCGTCATTATGGAAAATGTTGTTCTGAATGGTCTTGTAACTTCAATACTAAATAATATAGACTATATAAAATACTCAGAATTCAAACAACTGTATCCAACGAAGACAGAATCAAAGCCAATCTATATATTTTTTCACATATGTACTGATAACATGGATATTGTGTATGAAGAGATTGAAGCTTTAATAAGCTCAGGATTATATTCTGACGCTACTAAGATATACTACGGGTGTAATTGTGAATCGTGTGATGTAATTTTAGAAAAGTATTTTATAAAGTACAATAAATTTGTACGCTTAGAAGGAGCCATTCTGCCGAATGTTAAATCCTATGAAAATGGCACAATAAATGCAATGCTACAAATTGCGAAGGAGTCTCCTGTGAAATTCAACGCTCTATACTTTCATACGAAGGGAACCTCTGCTATATCAAAAGAACAGCAGAAATGGAGATACCATATGGTAAATTGGATGATTACTAAATATAAGATGTGTAACGATATATTAAACAGAGGATTTAATACAGTTGGTATACTATATGTTGCTAAGCAAATACCACATTATTCTGGTAATTTCTGGTGGGCCACATCAGAGTATTTACAACAATTGGAGCTGATCACCAATTTGGAGGATAGGATGGAAGCCGAAAAAATATTGTTTAGAAAATATGCAAGAGGTCAACATATATCAATGTTGAATCATGCATATACAAATGGATTATACCATTTGAATCCAACGATAGAGGATACCGATAATCCTGATATTGGTGTCATTTAGGGGGAGGCATGCAGTGGCACCACGGGTGCCACTGCTCGTGTCCCCCTAACGAAGCCCAGAGCCTGTGGCAGATGTCATCATCCGCCCCCCGTCGAGATGAATTACAGATCCTGTCATAAATCCAGATTTTGAACTGTCAGCCAGAAAGGATACAAGCTGTGAAACATCCTCTGGCTGTCCAATTCGTCCAATTGGGTGCGTGGACTTCGAGGCCTCATAATATTTTTCTGCAGCCTCGAAACTCATTCCAGCATTGGTGTGAAAGTTAGTTTGAATTGTAGCGGGAGAAATGCAAAGAACACGAATACCGAATGGAGCTAATTCCATTGCCACTGTTTTTGTGAGCATTTCCACGGCAGCCTTAGATGCGCTGTAGGGTCCAAGTCCTGGAATTGGTCTGGAGGCCAGAATTGAGGAGAAATTCACAATTGTACCGCAAGAAGACTTCTTGAGATGGGGGATCGCTGCTTGAATTGTAAAGAATACCGAGGTAGCGTTGAGAGAAATTGCCTCGTTCCAATCGGCCAGGGTACTCGTTTCAATTGTTTGTTTGAGAGTGGCTCCGCCGACATTATTTACTAGAAGATCGAGTTGACCAAACGCCAGAACGGTTCCTGCTACAATTTGAGAATAGGACTCGAAATTCGTGGCGTCGGCCTGAATGCAGAAAATCCGGCTTTGATCGACTTCCTCCTTTGGGAAGGCGCTCTCCAAGGTCTTTAATGATCTCCCAGTAATCGCTACATGATAGCCGTCTTTGAGAAGCTGTAACGCAATACTCTTGCCGATTCCAGCGCTTGCACCTGTTACTAAAGCTACTTTCATTATACAGTATATAATGAAGGCTACTTTAACTAAGCAACTCTAGCGCGCAGCGACAACAACCACCTCAATTGACCACTGAGGATTCGGAAATTTCACTCCGCAAATTGTGTTTCGAGCGGGGGCTGAGCCGGCTGGCATCCACTCCTTGAATACAACATTCATTTCGGCGTAATCCTCGGGATTCGAAAGAAAAATCTGTATGGAAAGAATTTTCGTTTTATCTGTCCCCGCCAATTGAAGCTCAGCATCGACTAAGCTGAATACTTCGGTTGACTGAGCTCTAATGGACTGACCCTTCGTATTCCATGGAACTTGCCCGGAAAGATACACAGTATTGCCGTGTAGCACAGATTGGCTGTAGGTCGGTGTTGTTCCAATGCGAGTTATCTCCATTTTATATGGTTCCCTTATATTATAAACTACCGAAAATTCCATAGTTCTTTACGGCGTTAATAAATATCTCCTGGGCGGGCATTTCTTGTGAGGTTGTAAATGTACACGACAAAATCACTCTGCGTTGATTTTTACAGAGTTCCTTTCCTCTGTGAAATACCTTTTCACCTTCAAAGAGTACAGCCTCGCCCTGTTCCATTTCAACGTTCTGAATCGATTCATCAGAAGCCTTGTATTGATAATTACCACACGTTTTCTCCATTGATACTGGGATGAGAAACGTGAAGAATCGACCATTATAATGATTTGTATCGAAATGCCAGTCAATATAGTCACCCTCCTTCTCATAGACGACGAGTGACAAACTATTAGGTTGATCAAGCGGTGTTATTTGAACCTGTGTTCCAATTACCTTTGAAATCACTGGTGGGAGGTTCTTGTACCATTCCACAATCTCTGGAAATCGTTCGTCAAGCTTTTGAATACTTATAGCCTTTTGCCGTTTTTTCACGATTTCAATCCGCTTCCCTTCTTCTTTAGATATAAGAAGGAGAGGGGCTATAAATTCCTTCGGTAGGTCAAACTTTATCTTTTTAATATAACAAAACGTATCATTTTTAGGACTCTCGGATGAAGACGGACAATTCTTTAAATAATTGACATAATACGTTGTGCGATATAGAAAATATATTCCAAAAAACACTAGGAATATAAGAATAAGTGCGATAATCCCAAAAAAGATACGCGATTGTGTCACTTTTATACTAAAGATTTTCATTCTTACTAAGGGATTATACTATTTTTTATCAGAAAGGCTTATACGAAACTCGAGCTGTTGCTGTAAATCCTTTATTGGATGATATATATTCGTTGTAGAAAGTTCTTCAACTGTCCAATCCCTGCGGTAGAGAATTGATTTCATTTCACTAGGAGTATGATATACTAAATTGTACCGTTTGGCCAAGCTTGGGAACATAGCCTCCAAGAAGAATAGTGTATGATTCTGTTGAGCGTACTCGTTTATAACAGAAAGGAGAGTAGTTGAGATGCGAACTCCGCATACCATAGCGTTTGAATAAGGAGGTTCAAAAGCAGGTATTTGAACTCGCTTAGGATTCCACCAGGGACTTGTTTTATATTGAGCTTCGTCGACAGTTTCATATTCGGCTGTTAAAAGATCGCTCGTCGGATACTGGCTATCGATGGAAAGAAGAGTTGATTCGCTATAGATGAAAACATCATCTTCTAGATACCAGACAGAATCGTAGGAAGTATTTTTAAAGTGGAAATAGTATATTGCCTTTTCCCAAGCAGTTACAGGCTTTCCAAATAAGAGATTCATATTGGTAAAAAAAGCGTTTTCACATTTTTCACTATCGATCTGTATGAAATGGATGGTAGGATATTCCTTCGCGTAGTGTTCACTATACGTTTCAGCGTTATCGTCTATA